TGGGCAGAGGATAGTGAAGGGAATTCCGGACACGCAGATAATCGGAAAACAACCCAGGTAATCCAGGGCACCATCGACTACTTTACAAAAACCGAGGGCGATCCGAATATGGAGAAGATACAATCAACCCTGAATTCTGCTGGCATTGCCTGGCGATTGAACTCAGTGCAATACGAAAAGGAAACAGGATACATCCATTATGAGTGGGTATGGGAGATGGTGTGATGGCCAGAATGACAATCAAAGGGCTTGATGAATATGCAATGAAATTGTCAAGGCTTGGAGCTGCTGCACCCGAGATTGCAAAGAGAGCTGTAATGGCAGGAGCGAATCCTGTAGCAGATGAGATACGAAAAGAACTCGAAAAAAATCTGGCGGGCTCAAAGTATTCCACGGGTGATCTTCTTGATTCTTTCGGGATTGCGCCTCCGGATGTGGACTCCAGGGGAAATACGAATACAAAAATCGGTTTTTCCGGTTATGACCGGAAGGGCGTACCAAATGCGCTTAAAGCCAGGGCAATGGAATCAGGAACGTCCACACAGCCAAAGAGGCCGTTTGTCCGACCGGCTGTGAACCGGGTAAAACAGAAAGCAATAGAGGAAATGGGAAAATCGATTGATGCCGATTTACGAATATTCGCATTCAAGAAGTAAAGGGGAGTGAAAAATATGGATCAGAAATATGGCGAATTTGTAGGTGTGGATGAGCTGCACTTTGCAGTCATCACATCCGATACAGAGGGAGAATATGCAGCGGAAACTCCTGAGTATCTTGCTCCTACGGCAGAGATCGCAGGGCAGCCGGAAATCAACAATACAACTACATACTACGACAACAAGGCTGCGAACAACTATGTGACAGAAGGAAAGACAGAACTCACGATCACCGTTTCGAATGTTCCGGCGCAACTGGCAGCGAAACTTCTCGGAAAAGATTACGATGCCGAACACGGCAGGGTGTATGACAGTGGAGAAGCCAATCCTCCACCTGTTGCAGTTGGCTTCAGATTCAATATGGGCACAGATGGTTGCAGATACTATTGGTACCTGAAAGGGACTTTTTCAGGAGGTTCAGAAGAAGCAGCTTCGAAAAGTGAAAATGTAGATGTGAGGACATACCAGTTAACGTATACAGCAGTGACTACTACTCATAAGTGGAATATAAACGGGAAAACAAAATCCTTGAAACGAGTATTTGCGGATACTTCAGACAGCAATTTCGATCCAGAAGATTGGTTCTCTGAAGTACAAACACCAGATACGGTTGAAACTATTGAAACATAATCAGGGCGGTACAGTATCCGCCCTTTAGTCTTTATTTCGAGTTTTAGGAGGTTTGCCATGAAACCGGTATTTATTAATTTTACTGATGAAGAGGGAAAGGTTGTAAAAACATATTCTACATGCAGTCTCAAAACAGGTATAATGGATAACATTTTCGATATTGCAGAGCGAGCAGAAGAACTTGAAAAAGGGAAAATGGGAGTAAAAGAAGTCAGAGCATTTTATAACGACCTAAAGGCTGTCATTTTGGCAATATTCAATTACAGATTTAGCCTTGAAGAACTCAACGAGGGTGTAGAGCAAGAGGAATTGATGAGAGTATTTCAGGATATTTGTTCAAAAATTGCTGGTGAATTGAGAAAAAAGTAACATATGGGGAATCGTCCGCCAATTCCCCAGGAAGTTATAGAAAAACAATACTTAATTTGAAAAGGACAATTTCGAGAAAACTGGGCTGGTCCCTTTTTGATATTGATGAGACAGATTTCGGCAACCTTTTAGCATTTATCCAGTTTGATGGCGATCCGGACGTGAGGATAATAAACGGAAAAGAATACAGAAGAGCTAAAGGGGCCCCAAGCTGGCTGTAAGGTGGTGATTAGGCATGGCATATGATATAGGTCCTAAGATAGGCATAGAGGGTGAAGCGGAATTCCGGAAAAACATAAACAACATCAACATGAGTATGCGAACGCTTAAAACTGAGATGGAAGCTGTTGCTTCGCAGTTTGATGAAAATGATAAGAGCCAGGAAGCATATGCCGCTAAAAATGAAGTACTTACAAAGCAAATAGAAATGCAGAAAAAGAAACTTGAAGAGCTGAGCAAGGGCCTTACTGCGGCTAAAGAAAAATACGGTGAAAATGATAAAGTAACACAGGGGTGGCAGCAGGCCGTTAACAAGGCTACCGCAGAGCTCAATAAAATGGAACGCGAACTGGACGACAATACAAAAGCCATGTCTGAACTCGGCAAAGAGACTGAACAGACTACCGGGAAAACCGGGAAGTTCAGTACTGCAATCAGCAACATAGGCAAAGGCTTGGCTAATGCTGGGAAAGTTGCTGCTAAAGCAGCAGTTGCAGGGATAACTGCTGTGGGTACTGCTGCGGTTAGTGCAGCGGCAGGCGCGTTTAAACTTGCACAGGAAGTCGGGAAAACAGCAGATGATCTGATGACACTTTCCAATCAGACCGGCATATCCGCGCAGCAGCTCCAGGAATGGGATTATGCCATGCGATTCATAGATGTTGATATGGACACTATGACAAAAAGCATGGCGAGATTAATCAGGAGCATGGATAACGCTAATAAAGGAAGTAAAGATACTGTTGAAGCATTCGAAAAACTTGGTGTTAGCTGGACAGACAGCGCGGGTAATATGCGCAACAATCAGGATGTCTTCTACGACATAATTGATACTCTCGGTAAGATCGAAAATGAAACAGAACGGGACGCTTTGGCTATGCGTTTGTTTGGCCGTTCTGCTCAGGAACTGAATCCACTTATCAAGGCTGGTAGTGCTGAACTGGCAAGGCTTAGTAAGGAAGCCCATAAAGTAGGAGCAGTACTATCCGATGATGCTCTGGAAGCTGCAGGGAATTTTGATGATATGATGCAAACTCTTGAAGCGTCAACAAAAGGACTTGTTGCAAATTTAGGAGTTGCGGTAATTCCTGCAGTATCAGAAGTTGTAAATGCTGTTTCCGGTGTTGTTCCTAAAATTACGCAGGCAATTAAAACCGGGGATTGGAGCGGAGCAGGTAAAGCTGTTACTGACGGTCTTAAGGGCCTTTTGGATAAATTAATGGAGGCATTACCAGGCATATCTCAAATGGCAAGCACAATAATAGGTAGTTTGGCCAGTGCGATTGCTGTTGCGATACCGCAGGTTATACCACCATTGATAGAAGCGACAATGTCGCTTATAGATACACTCATAAATATTATTATTGAGCATGGCCCTATGCTTATACAGACAGGCATTGATGCTCTTGTCACGCTGATAAAAGGAATCGTAAATGCGCTGCCGAGGCTTATTGAAGCTGCAATTACCGTTATTCTCACCTTGGTCGATACACTTCTGGAAGCTCTGCCCGATTTGATCCCGGTAGCCATTGAGGCTATTGTTGTTTTTGCGAAAGGGCTAATTGATGCGCTTCCAAAGTTAATCGAGAAGATTCCGTTGATTGTCGAAACCATTGTAAATACTATTGTTGAGAATCTTCCGCTTTTGGTGGATGCTGCAATTGAGATTATTCTTGCCCTGGTAGATGCCATAGTTGGAAATCTTCCACTTATGTTAGAAGCAAGTTATAAGGTGATGGGAGCCATTGTTAAGGGACTCATACAGGCTATTCCGGAGTTACTTGGTGCGATCCCAAAGATTTTCCAGTCAGTTCGGGAGGCTTTTGCAAACCTTAACTGGGGTGAGCTCGGAAAAAACATTATTAATGGTATTGCAAACGGAGTGAAAAGCGCCGCAGGTAATCTGGCTACCGGCTTAAAAGATGCAGCAACTAATGGATTTAATAAAATAAAGGATTTTCTTGGTATAAGGTCACCTTCCCGACTAATGCGTGACCAGGTCGGAAAAATGATCGGGCTTGGGATCGCAGAAGGGATTTCAGACAGTTCCAAACAAGTAAATGCAGCTATAGACGGGTTGAATAAGCAAATTAACGCAGGTGTGAATGTTGAGCTGCATAGAACAGGAAACCTGATAGTTAATGTTCCTCTATCAATGGATGGACAGATTATTACCAAATCCACAGGAAGATTTCAGGTCAGAAGAAACAGGGCGTACAGCAGATCAATTGGAGTGATGGCTACATGAAGATAAAAATATTAAATTCAGAGTTTAGCGAACTGGGAGTAATTGAGGACGTACTGTCAGCAGAGAAACGAGAAGGGCTGAACTCATATAAGGAACTGCAATTCAGTACGATCCTCACACCCAAAGTGTCCGCACTCATAGCTGAGGGCCATATAGCAGAAGTTGATAATGACTATTTTGACCTGGTATATTTCCAGAAGGCCCAGCAGAGTAACGGACGCTTAAGTGTGGCAGCAGAATTTGAGCATGTGTCATACCGGCTGAACGATCCAGAATATGATATTGAGTTTTTCACAGAAATCGGAACGCCCGAGGAAATACTTGAAAAGATACTGGCCGGTACCGGCTTTACTATAGGGACTGTTGAATTCTCAGAAACTATTACTTTTTCAATCCAGGAAAAATCATCTCGCCGAAAGGTACTCATGGAGTTTATGAACTATCTGGGGGGAGAGGTTGATTTTAAGAAATTTCAAATATCTATTCTGAAACAGCGAGGTTCAACAGTCCCGAAAAATATCACAGCCGGCAGGAATATTGAAGTGATTACCATGTCATATGACAAGCGGCAGAAAGACGATAATGGCAATCCACTGGTTGCATACACTTGCAAACTGATACGGCCAATGAATATTGAACTTGGCGATGTCGTAACCGTGCAGTATGACACGCTGGGTATCAATGCAAACCTACGGGTAGTGTCAATATCAACCAACCCGTATAATTCGTTTGATGTGGAGTTTGAAATAGGTAATTTCAATCCTACACTGGAGAATGACATATACCGGATTGAGACATCGACGATTACAAAGGACAAGCTCTATCATGGCTGCCGGATAGGCCCCGAATACGGCTTCGAATGCATCCGCAATGATAAAAAAGCCCGGGCCTATATGAACAGCGAAAACCTTGCGTTTCAGGCCGGTGATGGTTCAGGGAAAAGTTGGAAGAATAAACTCTATTACGATATTGACACTGAGACTGGTGAAGCGGAGCTATTCTTTGCTGGGAAGTTTGAAGTTGAAACTGTTGTATCAAATGAGACAATAACACAGGTGCTTTATGCCCATGATGGGCGTATTGCGAGACTGACTGTCGACCACCTCTTAACGGGTGATTTCATCTCAGGAAGCGAGTATATATACTTCATCGAGGCGAAAAATCAATATCTTAGGTTTATTGTAGGACAACGTAGAGACGATTTGCCAAAAGTTCATTATATCAATAATGGCGGACAACCACTATATTGGGACAGTGCGGACAACCAGTATATTACAACAGACGTGACCGACTACCCTGTTATGGTGTATGTGTACGATTTAACCACGAAAATGCAGATAGATTTTGAAAAAGACAGTAGTGGAGAAATGGTTCCAAAGATTGTTCTGGGCGCCGGTGTTGGTAATGAAGATTACCCGACTTACGGCAAGGGCTACATATTTAAAGATACAGATGGATTATTACTGAAATATATTACTTCTCAGGGTAAAGAAATGATTGCTAATCTTTACGAAGAAGGTATTGACATAACATATAAGTCTGAATCAAATTCTAGAATAACCTTTAAAATAAATGAAGAAGGCATTACACAAATAGGAAATACGGGGCCTGTGGGATTGAGAAATATTGCTATAAGCGACACTCCACCAACTAGCCCACAGCTTAACGACCTATGGATAGATACAAATGCTGAGGTGATATGATGGCAGAGATATTAAAGAGGTGGAATGGTTCAGAGTGGATACCGATAGCAAATGTATACCGCTTCGGATCGGATATTTCCTATTTCGGGAAAGAGGGAACAGGAGACGGAGAATTTGGGTTTCCAAACGATGTTGATGTAGATTCTTCAGGGAACATTTATGTAATAGATATGCATAAAAACTGTATTCAAAAGTTTTCTCCTTCCGGAGTATTTATAAAAAAGATAGGTTCTTATGGTTCTGGGGATGGGCAATTTATATTTACCGATCCAGCAACACCTGGTACTTATGGGGGTGGCTTTAGAATACATCAAGACAAACTAGTTGTTGCTGATATGTATAACCACAGAATTCAAATTCTCGACCTAGATGGTAACATGATTAGCAAATTCGGCAGTTATGGCAGCGGTAACAATAATTTCTATTACGTTTCAGGTGTGGACATCGGTCCTGACGGGTTTGTATATGTTGCGGATAGAGGAAATGCGCGATTAAAAAAACATTCACAAGATGGAACCTATATAGGAGCTTGGGCAAGTCCTGCATGGTCTATGTGGAAACTCATGGCATCGTATGATGGATATGTGTATACAACTCACATAGGTGAAAAAGTATATAAGTGGACAGCAAATGGCGTAGTAGTAGGTAATATTACACCTCCTGACCGTTCATATTTCCGCTTACCTAATATTTACAGAGATATTGAAGAAAAAATAATGGTTAGTGATATAGCGGATAATAATGAAGCGCTAAAATATGATAGAATTCTCTTATATGACTCAAATGGCACCTATTTAAAATCCGTTTATGGAATAGATAGAGATGCTAAATCAATAACCAGACCTCGTTGTGTGTGTAGAAGAGGAAACGACTTAATTGTAATAGGGCGCGAGGGGAAAATTTACTATAACTATTTTAACTAACAAGGCTTGCAGGTGCAGTTGGGAAAAATCCTGGTGCTGACTTTGACAGCATCTTTGCTTTATGAAATGGGTTTATGGGATATTGAACGTGTAAAAAATGCAGTGATAAAAGGTAAAATTACAGCAGAACAGTATGAAGAAATTACTGGAGAAGAATACATAGAGTAATCATTGCGTAAATTCAGGACAGGTTATGCCTGTCTTTTTATTATGCATAATTTTATGAAAGTGAGGGATATAAAATGGAACTTACACAAAATGCCGGTACAAAAACACTTCTGGGCTTGTTTACAGCAG